CTATTCGATAATGGGTACTGTTGGCCATTCAATATCCGGTGCAGTTGTTGTATTAACACGGTTCAGCAACACCCGATACTTCTTCCAGGCTTCCAGCAACGAGGTTTCTTCCTCCGTTGCAATTTCCAGATCTGCAGCATCCTGAAGCGGCGCAATATGCTCACTGGCTACCTGCATCAGGCTGTTTTTTGTTTCTTCCGCCTCCCGGATCCGGAACAGTTTTTCTGCTTCTGCATCTTTCACCCAGGCTGTGCCGTTCCACTTCTGATATTCCCCTCCCGGCGACAACCAGGTAACATTTTCCGGTAACGGACCGAGTTCAGAAATAAATAACGCGTCGCCGGAAGCCACGTCATAAACCGTTTTACCCCGATGGTCTTCAACGAGATGCCACGATGCCTCATCACTGTTGAAAACAGCCACGAAGCCTGCCGGAATATCCGGCGGTGCAATATCGGTACTGTTTGCTGGCAGACCTGTATGAGACGGAATATATGCATCACCTTCACCAATAAATTCATTAGTTCCGGCCAGCAGATTATAAATTTTTATGGTCCGTGGTTGTTCACTCATTCTGAATGCCATTATGCAAGCCTCACAATATAGTTAAATGCGATGTTTTTGACGGTGTTTTCCGCGTTACCCGCAGCGTTAACGGTGATGGTATGTCCATGTGAGCCAATCGCAACGGAGTGCGTATGAGCACCAATACCGACAGTATGTGCATGTGCGCCTGCGCTTGCAGCAGTGCCGGACAGCGAGTGGGTATGAGCACCATCTGATGATGTCTTCCCTGCATTACGAGTCTGGCCACTACCGCTTGTTGTGCTCATAATCCCCGCGCTTAGATTTGAAATCGCAGTATAACCATTAGGAAAAATGCTCGTGTTCGTGCCACCAAATGCACCGGAACTCTTGTGTTGGTGCGCACCGGCACTATTTGCTGTCCCGCTAATACTATGGGTATGTGCACCAGTGTTATTCGTGGATTTAGTGCCGTAATCAAAAGATGATGTGGTTTTCGTCCCCAAATCCGTACTGGATGCGCTGGCGCTGTGGGTATGCGATTTAATGCCATCCTGTTCCTGAGACAATACGGCACGACCACTGGCGGGCTTGCCCTTAATCGTCCAGCCACGCATATCAGGGATCACGCCTGACGGATAAGCGGCTGCAAGTTTCGGGTAAGCAGATTTGTCAAAAGTCTGCCCCTGCATCAGGGCATAACCAGACGGAACGGTATCTGATGGCCACGGGATTGGTGCGCCGACTGGGTAGCTTTCTGGTGGAAGATTTTTCGAGGTATAAACTTCTGCCCAGTCTTCCTCAAAACCATAACCGTCTCTTGAAGAACGGTAGAACAGACCACCATTTCTGTAATGCGCCTTCATCTGCAAGGTCCGGCAACTTCCGACTCCGGTATAGAAGTTAACCAGAATATAGCTGTCGCCAGAGCGGGTGACATTATAAGCGCCTGATTCGGCATTCCAGGGAACGCCACCATCCGCATCGGCATATGTATCCGTTGCCCTTCTGGCAAAAGCAGCCACATGCGCGGCGGTTAAAGTAATATCTTTGGAACCATCAAACTCAACACCAGAAACCCGTCTTGGCGTTTGCAGCTTTGTTGCTGTTAATGCATTACCGTTCAGACTTGCGGACAGTTTGGTTCCAATAACCAGTTCGCCGGTTGCGTTATCAATAGCAAACGGTCTTAATGTATTCCAGCCACCATAAACATCACCTTGATTGGTAAGCAGCAGGTAAGTTTTAGCGCCATCATTACGCCATAATGCCCCATACTCCCCACCTATCATTCGAATCTGATTACCACCACGCGCTACGATTTCGTCTGTGGCAAAAAGTTTTTTGCACGACAAGTTATCGTTAACGATTAACGAATGAGACTCATAAAAACCACGCCCACTCTTAAAATCAAGGATAACGTCCGCCGCGATACATTCAGTCGCCGGATTTGTTGCCCCAAACTTATAGGTCGTATCATTAACAACGAGATCAGCACCAGGTGCGGATATTGACAGGCCATCTTCGATAAACGCAAAAACAGGGAAAGCAGCGCCATCAACATAGAACACAGAGCGCAAATCATCGCCCTTATTACTCATCATTATTGAGTGGATGGCTCGTTCATTGTTTTGATATTGCCAGAACATTCCATAAGCATAACGCCCCCTGTCAGTCCAGCCACCAGGCATAACAAATCCGTTAAACTCGCAGTTATTCATCGGATCGCCTGCGGTTCGCGTTGCCGTGGTGATAATGACCCTTGATGCCAGTTCGCTTACTGAGCCAGCAGAACGCATAACAACAACAGGGTAATATTTTCCAGATGTTGCACCTGCAGGAGCGTTAACCCGCACATAACGCATACCACGCTTATCAGCAAAGTCTGTTTTACTGACCGCGTTAATGTTGTTCAGGAAGCGTCCCTTATCGGGTATATCAGCGCCGTTCTGGTCTTTCTGCAGACGTTTCTCTGCATTGTCATAGGCTGATTTTACTGCCTTTGGCGTTGCCGCCAGCGTTTCAGACGTACTGTTGGTCGCACTGCTGAGCTGTACTATCCCCTTTTTCGTCGTACTTGCATCCTCAAGCGCCACGGCGGATGCAATATCCTCTGCCCGTTTTGCCGCTGTCTCGGCGCGCGTTGCCGCGGATTCCGCCGTACTTTTGCTCTGTGCTGCCGCCGTCGCACTGCCAGCTGCCTCTGTCGCCTTCGTGGATGCTGTCGTGGCGCTGCCCTTCGCTGCGGACGCTTGTCTGGTCGCCTCATCTTTTGAAGCAGACGCCGATGATGCCGATGACGCCGCCGAACTGGCGGACGATGCGGCAGCCGTTTTTGAGGATTCTGCGCTGGTTTCCGACGCTTTCGCGTTCGTCTCGGATGTCTTCGCTGCGGAAGCAGACCTCGCTGCTGCGCTGGCCTGTTCAGTGGCTTCGCCAGCCTTCGTTGTGGCTGTTGAAGCAGACGATGCGGCACTTTCTGCCGATTTTCCGGCGGCGGTGGCACTGGCTGAGGCCTGCCCGGCACTTGTTGACGCGGCACTGGCAGACGACGCAGCCGCTGTTTTTGAGCCTGCCGCAGCCGAGGCGCTCTGTCCCGCTGCCGTTTCAGAAGACCTGGCGTTTGTCTCAGACGTCTTTGCCGCCTTCGCGGAATTGCCTGCCGCCGTTGCCGAGGAAGCGGCACTACTGGCGCTTGATGATGCGTTCGTTTCTGATGATTTCGCTGCCTCTTTTGAGGCCGCCGCATCCCGGGCTGAGGTGGCTGCTTCTGACGCCTTCGTGGTCGCGGCGGATGCAGAAGTGGCTGCTGATTGTTGTGACGCTGCCGCATTCGTTTCTGACGTTTTCGCCGCAGCGGCACTGGTAGCTGCCGCGCTTTTTGAGGACTCTGCAGCAGCAGCACTTTTCGATGCTTCACTGGCCTTTGTTGATGCCGTTCCTGCGCTGGAAGATGCTGACTGAGCCGACGACGCGGCCTGTCCGGCTGACGTGCTGGCTGCGCGTGCTGAGCCTGCAGCATCAGTCGCATGGGTTGCCGCCTCACGTGCTGATGTGCCGGCATCGCTGGCTGACTTCTTCGCGGCTGCCGTGTTCTGTGCCACCGCGGACGCGTTACGCGCCACCTCTTCCACCATCAGTTCAAAACGGCGCAGTGCCTCAGGACGGGCATCATCCTCCGTCATGGCACCGAGAAAATCATTCAGCGTACCGGGTCGGGAATCTTCATACACGGTGATGGTCCCGGCATGTGACGGCGGGAATCCCTCCACCAACAGAATAACGCTGTACTGCCCGTACTCAACGTCCATGCTGTAACGCCCGGCTTCATCCGGATTTTCTGAGGCCAGCGTGTTCACCACCACCGTGGTGCTGTTACGTTTTGCTTTCAGCTGGATTGTGCAGTTCTGTACCGGTTTTCCTGTGCCGTCTTTCAGTACACCTGAAATCTTTACTGCCATATTCACCCCACAAAAAAGCCCGCCTTAACCGGCGGGCTGTCATAACACTGTGTTACCTGGCTAATCAGAATTTATAACCGATACCCACGATGAAACCGTCAGTGCGCCAGTCACCACTGCCGGAGCCTTCATAAGCAATATCAATGGCCACGGATTCGGTCGGGTTAAACTGCACGCCAGCCCCCCACGCCAGAGACGTGTTGCTGTGGCGACCGTCATCACTTCCGGTCAGCACATCGTGCTTTTTCCCCTTGTTGTCAGTTACGCGAAGATAATCCCCGGAGAAAGTCGACACACGGCTGTAAGCCACACCCGCCATCGCATACGCGCTGAACCATTCATTCACGCGCACAGACGGCCCCGCCATTACGCTGAACCAGCGGTTACGAACGGAATCTTCATGCCAGCGGGTATCGCTGTAACGGGTCAGCTGGCGATTCTTGTCTCCTGCATAGCTGAACGACGTCTCCAGCCCCAGTGTGTCCGTAAACTCATAACGGTATTTCACGTTAATCCCGTTCAGATCATCACTGCCGGGAACGTTCGTCGAGGCATGAAGATAGCCCGCGCTCAGCGTGGACTGATGTTCAGACGCCCATGCAGGCGCACCGGATACGGCCAGACAGATGGCTGCGGACAAAATGGCGGCATAAAGTTTACGCATAATTACCTCTCGCTTTTCTGCAATAAAAAAGGCGTCATTCCTGACGCCCTTTATTGGGGTTATAAATATTTCAACGAATACTGATGCCGGAAGCGGCTTTTTTGGTCACAATCACCGTACAGTCGGTGATATTGCCTGCCCCCTGATTGCCTTTCTGGAAAATCTTAAACTCCAGAGTGACGCTTCCCCTGCCACTCGGCATATCAATAACTGCACTGTAACTACCGGGAATGGCCCCTTTAGTTTCTCTGGATGCGATTAATACGCCGTTTTTGCGAACTTCAAAACCATAACCCGTGTATCGCGTGCCTCCTGGGTTATTTCCGCTCCCCGGATCGTCATACGCTATACCGTTAAAAATAATGGGCGGAATAATAATCTGGCGGTCAAAGTTATGATCATCGCTGATGGTGACTGTAACCGTACCGTTTGGTGTTTCCGTGTTACCCCACGTACCGACTTTTTTCGGGAAGGCTTTTGATACAGCTTTAACGAAATCTCCTCTGACCTGGGTCGCCTCCAGCATGCCCTTAATCGTACAGTTCTGGTTAATCGTGACATTGTTGAGCGTTCCTGAGTTCGCATTCACACTGCCACTGATATCCACATTTTTCGCCGTCAGTCTCCCGTCTGATGTCAGGGAAAATGCCGGAGGATTACCGCCGCTGGTAATGGTGGGGGCCGTCAGGCGTTTCAGGAACACTTCATTCATGAATATCTGATCGCCCTGACCAACAAACATCGGCTTTGTGTTGCCATTCGCAGGATTAATCATCGCAATCCTGTCTGCTGCCAGCAGCACCTGACTCTGCATGCCGTCAGGGGTGTTCTCAATACCGGCACCGATACCCGCAATATAAAGGCGTCCGTCCTGCATCTGCTGCAGCTTCACTGCCCACATGCTGTTCAGGTTATTATTTGTATCAACCTGAACCTTCTGTATCTGCTGGATCGCTGCACTCTGGTCTTCCAGTTTCTTATTGACGGTCTGTGTTATTTCATTGCTGACATCCGTTATGGACGTCCTGATTTCAGTCAGGTCAGGCGCAAGCTGACCGTTATCAATCTGCGTCCACAGCTCCTGAGCCAGATGGGTTTTCACTATCTCGCCTTTGAAAAAATCCAGATAGCCTGATGCATCATCACTCGGCTGACCGACAGCCTCCACGAATGCCGATTTGCCAACGGTGTTCACACTGCGAACGTAAAAATAATAATCATGGCCCGGTTTGATATTGATACTGGCGGCTATCCAGTACAGTGCCGTACCAAGATAACGCGCGCTGGTTTCAACCTGCCTGATATCCGCAATCCGTTTTTCCGAGAACCAGAACTCAAACTGTACCGTCGGGTCATAAACCGCAAGATGCGGCGTGGCGGTTATCTGAAAATAGCCCGGCGTCAGCTCAATCCGCGACGGCGCTGCCGGTGCGGCAATCCGGAACGATACCGACGCCGGATCGCCCTGCTGCCCCCACGCATTTACTGCCCGGACTGTCAGCCTGTAGTTCCCCAGAGCCAGTTGTGTGAAGCGGTAAGTGGTTTCCGTCGTCCGGGCCGTGCTGACCAGCCGCTCACGGCCGTCATCCGCTGCCACGGTCAGGCGAAGCAGGAAGCTCACGCCCTTCACCACCTTCGGCGTGTCCCAGCGCGCCAGCACCTGGTATTCCCCGCTGTCTGCGGTGACTTCTGCGGTCAGGTGCTGCACCGCTGGCGGCGTGACACCATTTACCGTGCCGCTCTGGTCGCCGTCAAAGTGCGCCCCGTTATCCACGATGGCCTCTTTTTCCGGTACATGCTGCACGGCGGTGATGGCATACGTGCCGTCGTCGTTCTCACGGATACTCACGCAGCGGAACAGGCGCTGGCGCAACGTCGGCAGCTTCAGCCCCCATACGCTGTATTCAGCAACGCCGTCAGGAACACGGCTCACTTTCACCTTCACGCCGTCGGTGACGGACTGAACCTCCACGCTGACCGGACTCCCCTGCCCGTCAACCAGGCTTATCAGCGTGGTGCCGGAAGATGGCAGCGTGATTTCACGGTCGAGCGTCAGCGTCCGGGTCTGGCTGTTTACCGCCAGCACGCGCCCGCCGGTGCGGATACCGGCATAGTCATCATCGCAGATTTCAATGACATCGCCCGGTACATGGCGAAGCCCTTCGGCACCCACGCTGAAGTCCACGGTCTGCGTTTCCAGCAGTTCTGTTTTAATCAGCCACAGCCCGGCGCGGTGTGCCTGCCCCCGGCTGGTACAGCCAAAAGCATCCATCTTCGTGACGTTACGACCGTAACGGGCAATGGCCTGCGTGTCCTCCACAAGCTCTGTCGCCGTCTCCCAGCCGTTATTCGGGTCAATCCAGTTCACCTCAACGGCATTATGGCGGTCCTTCAGGGCGCTGAAGCTGTAGCGGAACGGCGCACCATCATCCGGCATCACCACATTACTGCGGTTATAGGTCCACACCTTATCCGACGGTCGGTCCTGCACGAACGTCAGCGTCTGCCCGTTCCATACCGGCATACAGCGCATCGCAGAGCAGAAATCACTGAGCACATCCCACGCCTTGCGCTGTGTGGTCAGGTACGCATTACAGGTGATGCGCGGCTCCGTGCCGCCAAAACCGTCCGGCACCGACTGATCGCAATGCTGGCCGATGACATACAGCGCCCATTTGTCCACATCCGCCGCACCAAGACGTTTCCCCATGCCGTAGCGCGGATGGGTCAGCATATCCCACAGACACCAGGCCATGTTGTTGCTGTATGCTGGCTTAAACGTTCCGTCCCAGATACCGCTGTATTGCCGCGTCTGCGGGTTATAGTTCGACGGCACCTGCAGAATGCGCCCGCGCAGATGATAATTACGGCTCACCTGCTGGCTGCCGAACTGCTCCGAATCCACCTGCACGCCGACCAGTGCCGTGTTCGGGTAGCACTGTTTCACATCGATGATTTCGGTGTATGACGACCAGAGCGTTTTGTTCTGCAGCTGGTCTGTGGTGCTGTCCGGCGTCATCCTGCGCATCCGTATATTGAACGGGCGCGGCGGCAGGTTACCCACCACCACCGAGGCCAGATACTGCGAGGTGGTTTTGCCCTTAATGGTGATGTCTTTTTCCGTCACCCAGCCACCATTACGCTGGATCTGAACCAGCAGGCGGACTTCCGACGGATTCCGGTCCCCCTTTGAGGTGGTTTCCACCAGTGCCTGCACGCCGAAGGTAAAGCGCAGACGGTCGATGTTTGCAGACGTAATGGTGCGGGTGATCGGCGTGTCATATTTCACTTCCGTACCCAGCACCGTCTCGGAGCCGGAGGATTCAAACCCCTCCGGCGGTGTCTGCTCCTGCTCACCGGCACGGAACACCACCGTGACACCGGAGATGTTGGTATTCCCCTCAGTGTCCAGCACCGGCGTACTGTTCAGCAGCACGCTTTTTAATCCATCCACCGGACCTTCAACCGGCCCTTCGCTGATGGCATCGATCACACTCAGCAGCTGCGTGGACTTCAGGTTGTCCTTCGCTTCGCGCGGGGTATGCCCCTTACTGCTGCCTTTACCCATTCCTCACGCTCCATAAATGACAAAACCGCCCGCAGGCGGTTTCACATAAAACATTTTGCATCAACGACCAATCACCACAACCTGACCACCGTCCCCTTCGTCTGCCGTGCTGATCTCCTGAGAAACCACGCGAGACCCCACGCGCATTTCCCCGTACAGAACAGGCAGAACATTGCCCTGGGCAACCATGTTATCCAGTGAGGAGAAATAGGTGTTCTGCTTACCGTTATCCGTTGTCTGTGTACGGGGAGTTCTGGCTTTCGGTGCCAGCATCTGCGCCACACCACCGAGCACCATACTGGCACCGAGAGAAAACAGGATGCCGGTCATACCACCGGTCCCAATGGCTGCCCCCCATGCTGCAAGGGTGGCTCCGGCGGTAAAGAATGATCCGGCAATGGCGGCAGCCCCCAGGACAATCTGGAATACGCCACCTGACTTGGCCCCGGCGACTCTGGGAACAATATGAATCACAGCGCCATCAGGCAGAGTCTCATGTAACTGCGCCGTTAACCCGGACGTGCTGACGTCCCGCCCGGCAATCCGTACCTGATACCAGCCGTCGCTCAGTTTCTGACGAAACGCCGGAAGCTGTGTGGCCAGTGCCCGGATGGCTTCAGCCCCCGTTTTCACACGAAGGTCGATGCGGCGACCAAATCGTTGTAAATCCCCGTAAAGGCAGATGCGCGCCATGCCCGGTGACGCCAGAGGGAGTGTGTGCGTCGCTGCCATTTGTCGGTGTACCTCTCTCGTTTGCTCAGTTGTTCAGGAATATGGTGCAGCAGCTCGCCGTCGCCGCAGTAAATTGCGGCGTGATTCGGCACTGATGAACCAAAACAGCACAGCAGCACATCGCCCGGCTGTGCCGCTGACAACGGCACCTGATACAGCCCCGTCGCCTCCAGATTATCCAGATAGAGATTCTGGCCGTTACGCCACCAGTCATCCTCACGATAAAAGTCCGGCATCTCAATCCCCGCCAGATGATAAGCATCCCGGAACAGTGTGTAACAGTCCGTCACACCGTGCTCAAAGCGCCGCCCGGTGAGATGCGGCACACAGCGGAACTTATGAATCGTCCCCCGGCAGACCAGCCACCACGGCAAATCACTCTGCACCTGCAGCCGCCGGTCGGCCTCACTCAGCCAGGGCAGACCACCGGGGTGGCTGTGGACCAGCGCCACAATCTCACCCTGCATTTCTGCCTGCAGCCAGTCTTCCGGCGACATACGGAAATACGCCTCCGGCTCACCGGAGATATTCACGCAGGGAAAATATCTTTCCCCCTCCGGCGTGCTTACCACGAAGCCGCACGACTCCGCTGGCGCACATCGCCGGGCGTGCGCCAGAATCGCTGATTCTGTCTGTGTCATGGGATTTACTGCGAAAGTTTGTTAATGGAAAGGAAGCCGCCAAAGTTGCCGACGTTATTGCGGAACTTACAACCGCTCAGGCATTTGCTGCATTTATCCTTCGTGATATCGGACGTTGGCTGGTCATATTCATCCGCGACAGCCGGACCGCTATAACCGCACTCGTCACCGCGATAGGTCCAGGTGCAGGTGTTGGCCAGCATGATACGTCCCGGAAAAACAGCGCCATCCGTTTCCGTCGGCGTGGACAGTACAAAGGAGGCACTCACCGCGCTCAGTTCGCTGCACTGCTCAATGCGCCAGCGGCTGATCACCTCCTGCTCCGGATCGGCGTAACTGTTTCCGTTGACGAAGTTCACCGCATCCAGAAAACGGGCGTAAACCTTACGCCGGACCACCGTTCCGCCGACCAGACTCTGCATATCTTCCGCCATCCCGGTGACCATACCGTACAGGTTAGAAACCGTCAGCGTGGGGCGCGTACTGGTGCCTTTGCCATTCAGTTCAAAACCGCTCCCCTGAATGGGATACGGCTGATACTGTCGCCCCTGCCAGGTGACCGGCTCACCTTTTTCGTTCTGCTCATTACAGAAAAAATAACGTTCTCCACCGACCTCTGTCAGGTCGATTTCCCAGAGCACCACGCTGGCCGACTGCTCCGCACGGGTGCATTCATTCAGTGTTTCCTGCCGGATATCCTGCATCAGTTCACCACCTGTTCAAACTCTGCGCTGAACTCAACACGCAACATACTGACCCGCGACGACCATTTTGCGCAGGTCACCTTTATCTGCCGCCACTCATAAGGCGGCGTCCACAGAAAGGATTTCCAGCCCCCGTGCTCTTCCAGAAACGACTCCAGTACCGTGGCCTCCTCACGGGGGACAGAAAGCGTCACGCTGTACGTTTTCAGGTTGGCATTCAGCCCGGCAGGCGCTCGCTGAGAATAGCCATCACCAAAGCGCACCTTTCTTACAGAAGGGACCGAAGCCACATCCATACCGGGTTTCACTTTCCAGCGGAAGGTCTTCATCGTCCACCTCCGGAGAACAGGCCACCATCACGCATCTGTGTCTGAATTTCATCACGGGCACCCTTGCGGGCCATGTCATACACCGCCTTCAGAGCAGCCGGACCTATCTGCCCGTTCGTGCCGTCGTTGTTAATCACCACATGGTTATTCTGCTCAAACGTCCCGGACGCCTGCGACCGGCTGTCTGCCATGCTGCCCGGTGTACCGACATAACCGCCGGTGGCATAGCCGCGCATCAGCCGGTAAAGATTCCCCACGCCAATCCGGCTGGTTGCCTCCTTCGTGAAGACAAATTCACCACGGTGAACAATCCCCGCTGGCTCATATTTGCCGCCGGTTCCCGTAAATCCTCCGGTTGCAAAATGGAATTTCGCCGCAGCGGCCTGAATGGCTGTACCGCCTGACGCGGATGCGCCGCCACCAACAGCCCCGCCAATGGCGCTGCCGATACTCCCGACAATCCCCACCATTGCCTGCTTAAGCAGAATTTCTGTCATCATGGACAGCACGGAACGGGTGAAGCTGCGCCAGTTCTGCTCACTGCCGGTCAGCATCGCCGCCATATTCTGTGCAATACCATCAAAGGTCTGCGTGGCTGCACTTTTTACCTGCGACATACTGTCCGTGGCGCTCTCTTCCCACTCACTCCAGCCGGACTTCAGGCCTGCCATCCAGCTCCCGCGAAGCTGGTCTTCAGCCGCCCAGGTCTTTTTCTGCTCTGACATGACGTTATTCAGCGCCAGCGGATTATCGCCATACTGTTCCTTCAGGCGCTGTTCCGTGGCTTCCCGTTCTGCCTGCCGGTCAGTCAGCCCCCGGCTTTTCGCATCAATGGCGGCCCGTTTTGCCCGTTGCTGCTGTGCGAATTTATCCGCCTGCTGCGCCAGCGCGTTCAGGCGCTCCTGATACGTAACCTTGTCGCCAAGTGCAGCCAGCTGGCGTTTGTACTCCAGCGTCTCATCTTTATGCGCCAGCAGGGATTTCTCCTGTGCAGACAGCTGGCGACGTTGCGCCGCCTCCTCCAGTACCGCGAACTGACTCTCCGCCTTCCACAAATCCCGGCGCTGCTGGCTGATTTTCTCATTTGCTCCGGCATGCTTCTCCAGCGTCCGGAGTTCTGCCTGAAGCGTCAGCAGGGCAGCATGAGCACTGTCTTCCTGACGATCGCCCGCAGACACCTTCACGCCGGACTGTTTCGGCTTTTTCAGCGTCGCTTCATAATCCTTTTTCGCCGCCGCCATCAGCGTGTTGTAATCCGCCTGCAGGATTTTCCCGTCTTTCAGTGCCTTGTTCAGTTCTTCCTGACGGGCGGTATATTTCTCCAGCGGCGTCTGCAGCCGTTCGTAAGCCTTCTGCGCCTCTTCGGTATATTTCAGCCGTGACGCTTCGGTATCGCTCTGCTGCTGCGCATTTTTGTCCTGTTGACTCTGCTGCTCAGCCTTCTTTCGGGCGACTTCAAGCGCAAGACGGGCCTTTTCACGATCATCCCAGTAACGCGCCCGCGCTTCATCGTTAACAAAATAATCATCCTTGCGCAGATTCCAGATATCGTCCGCTTTCTTAAACGCGGCCTCTGCCTTAATCAGCATCTCCTGCGCGGTATCAGGACGACCAATATCCAGCACCGCATCCCACATGGATTTGAATGCCCGTGCTGTCCTGTCTGCCCAGGTTTCCAGCGTGCCCATGTTCTCTTTCAAGCGTCGGGTCTGGTCATCAAACCCTTTCGTTGCGGCCTCGTTCGCCGCCTGCAATGCCCCGGCTTCATCGCCGGAACGCTGCAACTGAGCAACATACGCAATCTGCTCCGCCGTCACGTTATGGAACTGGCGTGCCATCGCCGTCAGCCCCGACGTCGGGTCTGTGGTCAGCTTCCCGAAGGCTTCAGCGACCTTGTCCACCTCCACGCCGGATGCAGAGGAGAAACGCGCCACACTCTGGCTGATGGACGCAATCTGAGCCTCACCGCTTACCCCCGCCTTAACCAGTGCGCTGAGTGACTCGCTGGTCTGGTTAAACGTCAGCCCTGCCGCCTGCCCGGCTCTGGACAGGACCAGCATACGATCTGCCGTCAGTCCCGCCTGATTGCCGGAAAGGACCAGCGTTTTGTTGAAATCGGACAGGGTTGAGTTGCCCTGATACCAGGCATACGCCAGCGCTCCGGTCGCCACCGCCAGCGAGGTAGCCCCCACCATCGGCAGGGTGATCGCACCGGCAAGCCCCCGGAACATGGGGATCATCCCGCCGAAGGAGTCCTTCACCTGACCCCCCTGTTGCAGCAGGATCAGCCACGGACTTTGCCCGCCTGCAAGCTGCGTGGCCACGTCAGTGAACTGCGCAGGCAGCATACGCATGGCGGCTTTATACTGCCCGACGGAAATTCCCGCTTTCTGTGCAGCCAGCGCCTGCCGGTTCATCGACTGTTCAACGACTGCCGCTGTTTTTTTCGCATCACTTTCCGTACCGGAAAAATGACGCCTGACTCTGGCCATCTGCTCGTCAAATCTGGCCGCATCCAGACTCAAATCAACGACCAGATCGCCTACCGGTTCAGCCATACCGGACTCCTCCTGCGATCCCTTCTGATACTGTCATCAGCATTACGTCATCCTCCGTCATGTCCGCCACATCCGGGGAAGCGGGGATAACTTCATTCCCGTCCGGGCCAAAGCGGACGCCTCCGGCAAGCCCTGCCGCTTTCTGCATCAGCACATCATCTTCAGGCTCTTCGTCAGCCTCGCGCCGGTTCAGCAGACTGAAATCCAGCGGATGCATATCCGGATCGCTGAAAAACAGGCTGAGTACGGTGTACGTCAGCCCGGAAAAGTGCATATCCAGCAGAACATCATGAAAATAATGGGTACTGTAAAAGCGGTGCCAGTCGGCATACTCCGTGGATGACATCCCGGCAAGCATGGCGCGCCAGTCGGGTCGCCCCATCTCACGCGCCAGTTTCAGGGCAAAACTCAGCTCACCGTCGAACACTTTCCCGCAGAAACAGGCTCTGCTGGCCCGGCGTCATCTGCCTGTTCAGGTGCATCATTCACAACAAACTCAGACATACCGGACAGACGCATTACCACATTTTCAGCCTGAGCAATTGCCTCTGTGGGCCAGGTGGTAAGCACTTCCTGCTCAATTTGTTTAACGGCTTCATTCATGGACGGCATCTTTGTCTTCTGCGGATGGCTATGCCACAGGGACATCGCCACCAGAAAAGCACCGGTTCTGACGAGATCTTCCACGCTCACCTGTCGATTGAGACTGGATCCCGCCTGTTCTGCCTGTCGTTTCAGCAGGGCGAGATGCTCAATTCGCTGCAGGGCTGACAGTTCAGAAAGCGTGACGCTCACACCGTTATATTCAAATGATTCGGTTTTCAGGAACATCGCTGACTCTCCGGATTAACTGTCGGTGACGGTGATTTCTGCAACCACAGCAAGTTCACCATTACCGGATACAACCGGAATGTTGACCTTGCCTGCAGCAACACCTTTCACGGTGATGGTCATACCACTGACCGACACGGTGGCTTTTGTTTTATCCGCAGACACCGCACGGAAGCTCTTGTCGGTTGCGCCTTCCGGCTGGAATGCCACGGTCAGCGTGGTGCTCTGCCCTTTCACCACCGAAGTGCTGGCAGGCGTCACGGTCATGCCGGTTGCCGCTGTTACCGTGCTGCGATCTTCTGCCATCGACGGACGTCTCACGTTGGTGACTTTCACCGTGCGGGTGATCACTTCCTTCGCCGTCACCGCCTTACCGATACTGCTGACCCAGCCGCGGAACACATCGACCGTGCCGTTCGGGAAGCGGATTTTATAGGCACGGGTATCCCCTTCATTAAACCACGCCAGCAGCGCCTGCTGCCCCTGCTCTCCGGGCATCCACGCCAGCGTGAAGCTGGTATCTCCGGCAGATTTCTGCCCCTGCCCGGTCGCAGTCCAGTCCGCATCTTCATCATCGAGATAGCTGTCGTCATAGGACTCAGCGGTCAGTTCGCCGGGCGTCAGGTCTTTAACTTTAGCCAGACGCGACCAGTCAACGTCTGAAAGCGGGTTCGCATAAGGGTCACCGTTCCCCTTATAAACCCACAGTGTGGTCCCGGCCCCTTTCACCGGCATTACTGGATTTGGTACAGGCATATCGTCCTCACATTTCATAGGTAATGACATAAGTCAGATCGGCTGAACTCCACAGGCCCGCATCATCGTCGCGCCGGTAGTCATAGCCACTGGCCACCATACTGGTGATCAAATCTGACAGTGCCGGGACATCGCTCATCACCGGATAAATCCGGGACTCCATCCACGAATCCAGCTCTGAATCCGGCACCTGAGCAGGCAGGAAAACTTCAATATGCAGCTCCGCCTGCCAGGTATCACTGTCCAGCTCTTCGCCCGTGTATTCAGCGCCGGTGAGATAAACGGCAATTGCCGGAAAATCCGCCTCATCAAAAACAGCGGGGCGACCATCAAAAAGCGTCGCCCCGGTGTCATGCTTCTCCAGTGCATCCAGTACGGCTGCACGGAGTTCAGTATGTTTCATCGCTTTATTACCATTCTCAGTTGATGCTGCAGCGCATAGCCCAGCTCTTTCGGAAGACGTTCACGCCGTATCCGTTCAATATTCTGTTTAAACGCCGTGGTAAGCGGCACCGCCATCGGGATTTTCACCACATCAATGGGGTAACGGTTTTTCCCGGCCACACGCTGCATGACATGCCACCGGCCATTTTTCAGTTGCTGAATAAACGCGCCGGGAATACGACGGTTTCCCACCACAAGCACGCTGCCGCCACCTTTCAGGGATGAACGCTGCCCCTTTTTACGACGTCTGCGGCGGGAAAGGACAACCCGCGCGTTACCCAGCTTGATTACGGGCAAATCCCCCCGGTTAACCCTGATTCTGGCCTGCGGATTTTTGACCGTGGCCCTTTTCAGCCTGGCCCTTTCCTTTACCAGTTTCCGGCGTACCTTTGTCTCACGGGCAACCTGTGACGCAGACTGCGATATCGCGGATGACGCAACGCGGTTAATGGCCATTGCGGCGGCACCAGGCACCGCCGTTTTGCTGATACGGCTGAGGTTTTCAACGGCCTGCTCAAGACCTTTTATGGCCATACATCCCCCTTTCAGCGGCGACGGTTAACGGCAGGCGGCACGCCACGCCCAAGCCAGAGATGACAGCTTCCGCCATCATCCGGCGAAATCCGGTCCACCCAGAAGTTTTCCTCGCCGATGGTCAGTGTGTCTCCACGCCGCAGCTGCCGCACATCATCAGTCCGGACAAACAGGGACGGGCTGGAGCCTTCAACGCGCACCCCCTGTCCGGCATAGCTGATATTTTCAGGGTCATCAAAAACACCACGTATCACAGCACCGGACAGCTCACCGGATGTCATGGTGGCTGACGTTCCCATGTACCCGCGTATCGTTTCATCGGCGCGGGCAATGGCAGCATCGAACAGGTTATCGGAATCAGCCACAGCGCCTCCCGTTATTGCATTCTGGCCAGGCCATGTTCTGTCATTTCGGCTGCCACACCGGCAGAGACACGAAACGCCGTTCCCGGCAGCACAAATGCCACAGGCTCATCCCGCGTGGCGTGAAGTGCATCAGTATGCAGCGTCACCAGTGCCACGACCGTGACCAGAGCAGCCGTATCAATCACGGTATCCGGCTGCGCTGATACCACCTCATTTTCATGTCCGGTCAGCGCATTTTCCGGGTTGACAGATGTGTCCTGACCGGCAGCGTCATCCGTGTCATCAAGCTCCTCTTCCAGCTCTGCCACACGGAGCACCAGTTCTTCTTTCGTCCCCGTCAGGCTGACATCACGGTTCAGTTGCTCACCCAGCACCTGAAGACGGGCAATCAGTTCATCTTTCGTCATGGACTCCTCCACAGAGAGAAAATGGCCCCGAAGGGCCATGATTACGCCAGTTGTACGGACACGAACGCATCAGGATCAGCCAGCAGCATCAGCGGTGCTGACTGAATCATGGTGAACTCACGCGCCGGATCGCCGGTGGTCACCCAGTTTTTCGGGTAGCGGGCAGAGGCGTTAATACCTTCGCGCTGTGCGTCCGCATCCTGAATGCAGCCATAGGTGCGCAGACCGCGTGCCTGAGTGTTCCCCAGCACCATCGTGTTGTCCGGCAGGAAGTTCTTTTTGACGTCGTTTTCCACGTACTGTCCGGAATACACGACGATCGCCGTATCGCCATACATCCCCTTATAGGACACCGCTTCGCCCAGGTCTTTTACCGCTGTCTCCAGCTCGGAATTAGAGCCGCGACGGGTATCCAGCTTCTCCTTGACGGCTTTGAAGGAACGGAACAGCGCCCAGCCTTTCGGATCAAACACGATGATATTCACCACGCCGCTGGCGTTCAGCGCGTAGGCTTCGATATCGTCGGTCGGGTCATACGTGGACTTGTCACGCTTGCTCCACTCCGTGCCGCCGGACTGCGTGATGTTGTTCGCCGCACTGCGGCCCATATCCACCTCAACCGGATCGAAGGCTTCACCGGTCATGGTGTATTTGCCCTTGAGCACGGCAGAAACTGCCTGCATCTCTTCGACCTGAGCAATGGCCAGCTCTTCGTCACGCATGTTCTGCAGGATGATGCGACGGCGGCGGTAAGCCGGGTCCGCCAGATTCTGCGGATCTTCATCCGGCAGGCGACGCAGGGTCATCTGCGGATTCACCTCATGCTTCGGCTTGACATAACCCGGCGTAAATTCAGAGGTGGAGCCGCCACGGGAACGGATAACCTCACCGGAAACAATTGGCGAAACGTACAGCGCCATGTTTACCAGTCCAGGAATTTGTGAGAGATAGACTTTCTCCGTGGTGAAGGGATAGCTCTCACGGAAAAAGAGACGCAGAAACAGCGGATCAAACTTAAATTTCTGCTCATTTGCCGCCAGCAGCTGGGCGGTTGTGTACATCGACATAAAAAAATCCCGTAAAAAAAGCCGCACAGGCGGCCTTTAGTGATGAAGGGTCAGGTTAAACGATGCTGATTGCCGTTCCGGCAAACGCGGTCCGTTTTTTCGTCTCGTCGCTGGCAGCCTCCGGCCAGAGCACATCCTCATAACGGAACGTGCCGGACTTGTAGAACGTCAGTGTGGTGCTGGTCTGGTCAGCAGCAACTGCAAGAATGCCAACGGCAGCACCGTCGGTGGTGCCATCCCACGCAACCAGCTTACGGGTGGAGGTGTCCAGCATCAGCGGGGTCATTGCAGGCGCTTTCGCACTCAACCCGCCGGGCGCGGTTGCGGTATGAGCCGGGTCACTGTTGCCCAGCGGCTGGTAATGGGTAAAGGTTTCTTTGCTCGTCATAAACATCCCTTACACTGGTGTGTTCAGCAAATCGTTAACGGCATCAGATGCCGGGTTACCTGCAGCCAGCGGTGCCGGTGCCCCCTGCATCAGACGATCCAGCGCAGTGTCACTGCGCGCCTGTGCACTCTGTGGTGCTGCGGCCAGAATACGGCGGGCCGTTTCCACGGTCATACCGGGGGTTTCGGCCAGCACGCATGCCTGTTCTTCGCGTCCGTGAGCCTCCTCACAGTTGAGGATCCCCATAATGCGACTGTTTTCTGCCGCAACCGCTGCGGTGATCTGCGCGTTCACGTCCGGCTGCGCAGCGCTGGCGTTCTCGCCCTCCGTCGCTTGCACCACGCCAGTAACGTCAGCCTGCGAAGCAGTGGCTGAAACAGTTGTTGATTGAGTCTCTTTGGTCATTCGCCCTCCTGAGAGACGGGATTTACGTGCATCCAGTGCATCACGCATGACGGTGATCGCATCGGTACTGTTCACAAGTTCATCAGCCAGTCCGGCATCAATGGCCTCCTGACCGCTGTACACTGCAGCCTCGGTATCCAGCACAGCCTGCACGGACAGGCCGGTATATGCCGACACCTTCTGTGCAAACATCCGGCGGGTTGCATCCATCCGGGACTGCAGTGTTTCCCGGACATCATCCGGTAGATGGCTGTAGGGGTTGCCATCCACCTTATGGCTGCCGCTGTAAATCAGCGTGATTTCCACGCCCTGTTTCTCCAGCGCAGCACCGTAATTACTGTGAGCCATCATGACGCCGATGGAGCCTGTCCGGGCGGTCTGCGTGACCAGACGCCGGGAGGCGGCGCTGGCAAGCAGCTGACCTGCACTGCAGTTCATGTCGTTGGCCAGCGCCCATACCGGTTTTATGTCTCGCACACGGGCGATGATGTCAGCACAGTCAAATGCTCCCGCCACCATCCCGCCCGGTGTGTCCATATCCAGCAGAATGCCGTCCACCATCGGATCGCTGGCAGCCTGTTGCAGACGGGCGATAATGCCGTTGTAACCGGTCATCCCCGAATACGGCTGCAGCGCCCGCGTCCGGCTGACCAGCGTGCCGGACACCGGCAGCACGGCGATGCCGTTCATGACCTGATAACTGCGGGCCTGTCGTGGTCCGTCATCATCAACGGATAACGCCAGCGCCGCGGGTGCCTCTCCGGCAGTCAGGCTGTCGCCGGACACCGCATCCGTCAGGCGGCTGATCCCAAGCTGGCCTGCAAGCGCACAAAAGAAAACCCGCGCATAGGCGGGTTCAAGCATCAGCGGCTCATTAAAGGCCATACTGGCAATATGCGGGAGATTACGCAGCTCTGCTGTCACTCTTCTCCTCCTCTGTTGATTGTCGCAGTCCGGATTCAAATGCCGCAGCCGCCCAGGCGGGCGGTTTAAGACCGGCTGCGCGGCGCTCCATCGTTTCACGGACCTGCTGGGCAAAAATTTCCTGATAGTCGTCACCGCGTTTCGCGCACTCTTTCTCGTAGGTGCTCAGTCCGGCTTCTATCAGCATCACCGCTTCCTGAACTTCTTTCAGACCATCGATGGCCATACGACCGGAGCCTATCCAGTCGCAGTTCCCCCAGGCACTGCGGGCTTCCTGAAAACTGAAGCGCGCTTTTGAAGGTAACGTCACCACGCGGCGAACGATGGCCTCTTCCAGCCAGCACAGAAACATCTGGCTCGCCTGACGGGATGCGACGAATTTTCGCCGCCCCATAAAGTACGCCCACGACTCGTTCGCACTGGCCCGTGCCGTGGAGTAGCTCATCTGGGCGTAATTCCGGGAAAGCTGCTCATACGAGACACCCAGCCCGGCAGCAATATACCGCAACAGTGACTGCTCAAACACGGAGTAGCCGTTATCCGTGTCCTGAGCCGTCTGCAGGTTCAGTGAGTCCCCCGGCATCAGGTGCGGCACTTTTGCGCCTCCCAGCCGGACCGGTGCTGCGGCGTAATACGCGGCAATTTCACCAATCCAGCCAGTCAGCCTTTCCCGCTGCTCCTGACTGTTCGCGCCCAGAATAAAATCCATCGCTGACTGCGTATCCAGCTCACTCTCAATGGTGGCGGCATACATCGCCTTCACAATGGCGCTCTGCAGCTGCGTGTTCTGCAGCGTGTCGAGCATCTTCATCTGCTCCATCACGCTGTAAAACACATTTGCACCGCGGGTCTGCCCGTCCTCCACGGGTTCAAAAACGTGAATGAACGAGGCGCGCCCGCCGGGTAACTCACGGGGTATCCATGTCCATTTCTGCGGCATCCAGCCAGGATACCCGTCCTCGCTGACGTAATATCCCAGCGCCGCGCCGCTGTCATTAATCTGCACACCGGCACGGCAGTTCCGGCTGTCGCCGGTATTGTTCGGGTTGCTGATGCGCTTCGGGCTGACCATCCGGAACTGTGTCCGGAACAGCCGCGACGAACTGGTATCCCAGGTGGCCTGAACGAACAGTTCACCGTTAAAGGCGTGCATGGCCACACCTTCCCGAATCATCATGGTAAACGTGCGTTTTCGCTCAACGTCAATGCAGCAGCAGTCATCCTCGGCAAACTCTTTCCATGCCGCTTCAACCTCGCGGGAAAAGGCACGGGCTTCTTCCTCCCCGATGCCCAGATAGCGCCAGCTTGGGCGATGACTGAGCCGGAAAAAAGACCCGACGATATGATCCTGATGCAGCTGGATGGCGTTGGCGGCATAGCCGTTATTGCGCACCAGATCGTCTGCGCGGGCATTGCCACGGGTAAAGTTGGGCAGCAGGGCTGCATCCACACTTTCACTCGGTGGATTCCACGCCCGCAACTGCCCACCAAATCCGCTGCCACCGCCATGATAACCGGCATATTCACGCAGCGATGTCATGCCGTCCGGCCCCAGAAGGGTGGGAATGGTGGGCGTTTTCATACATAAAATCCTGCAGGTCCCCTGCGTCGCTGTGTCATGCCGGTCTGCACTTCCAGCTCTGCAATATATTTTTTCAGGTCAGACACGGAAGTGGCCGTAAACTCCACTCGCCGTCCGTCTTTCTGTACTGTTGCCACCCGTTTACCTGTCATCAGGTCATGCAGTGCCGCACGGGCAGCGGCAAGTTCTTCCTGTCGCGTCATTCATCCTCTCCGGATAAGGCACGGGCGTAATCTGCCAGTGTTTTCTTGTTGGTTGCTGCACCATCCTCTTCCTGCAGGCTCGCCAGCAGCGCACTGAGATCCAGCTGCCAGCGGGAAATACTGATGCGCAGCGCCGCCAGCGCATAAACGAAGCAGTCGAGTGCCTCATTGCGTCGCTTTTTGCTGTCCCACAGTATTTTTTTCCTGCCATCCACCCATTTTTCGACCTGCTCTTCAGCAGTCAGCTGCTGCGCTTCGGTCAGATCAAAAATATCCGGGTTATTCGGGAAGTGAACGGCACCGGGAAGCGGTTCATCCCCTTCCGGCGTCAGTGTGAAGCGGTTATAAATCTGCTCTTTCGCGGTATCCGTACCGATTTCGGTAAGGTAAACCCCGTTTTTGTTTCGCTTACGTGGCATGCTGGCCACAGGCTTACCGTAGACGGATGCCCCTTTAATGGGGATCACCCGGAACAGCCCATGTTTTTTCGAGCGTTCATACACAATGGTCGGATCAATCCCGCCAGTATCCCAGCAGATACGGGATACCGACATTTCTGCACCATTCCGGCGGGTATAGGTTTTATTGATGGCCTCATCCACACGCAGCAGCGTCTGTTCATCGTCGTGGCGGCCCATAATAATCTGCCGGTCAATCAGCCAGCTTTCCTCACCCGGCCCCCATCCCCATACGCGCATTTCGTAGCGATCCAGCTGGGAGTCGATACCGGCGGTCAGGTAAGCCACACGGTCAGGAACGGGCGCTGAATAATGCTCTTTCCGCTCTGCCATCACTTCAGCATCCGGACGTTCGCCAATTTTCGCCTCCCACGTCTCACCGAGCGTGGTGTTTACGAAGGTTTTACGTTTTCCCGTATCCCCTTTCGTTTTCATCCAGTCTTTGACAATCTGCACCCAGGTGGTGAACGGGCTGTACGCCGTCCAGATGTGAAAGGTCACGCTGTCCGGCGGCTCAATCTCTTCACCGGATGACGAAAACCAGAGAATGCCATCACGGGTCCAGATCCCGGTCTTTTCGCAGATATAACGGGCATCAGTGAAGTCCAGTTCCTGCTGGCGGATGACGCAGGCATTATGTTCGCAGAGATAAAACACGCTGGAGGGATCATCCGGCGTCCATTTGAGGCCAAACGACGTCTCTTTATCGCCAAATTTAAGGTACTGCTCCTCCCCGCAGTGCGGACAGGCAACATGAAAACGCATAAAATGCGGGGATTCACTGGCTGCACGCTCAATCTGGCAGGTGCCTCTCACTTTGGGGGTGGAGCCACGGATGGACTTTGGCCAGACCGAGCCTTCAATACGTTTGTCGCCAAGGAACGTCGGAGAGCCTTCCTGTTCAATATCCTCATCAAAGGCAGCAAGTTCATCATAACCCGCCACATCCACCGACTTTTCACGGTAGTTTTTTGCCGCTTTACCGCCCAGGCACCAGAAGCCACGACCATTGGAAAAACGCTTCATGGTGAGCGTGTTATCCCGGTGCTTTTTGCCATACCACGGAGCCAGCGCCAGCAGCAACGGAATATCGCGGATGGTCGGCTCAACGTGGGTTTTCATAAAGTTCTCGGCATCACCATCCGTCGGCAACCAGATAAGTGTGTTGCGCTGCTTATGCTCTATGAAGTAGGCATAAACACCCAACAGCATTTTGGAATAACCAACACGGGCAGACTTCACCACATTCACCTCGCGGATGTAGTCGCTGCCCATCGCATTCATGATGGCCCGCTGAAAGGGCAGTGTTTCCCAGCGCCCTTCCTGGTATGCGGATTCTTTCGGGAGATAGTAATTAGCATCCGCCCATTCAACGGCGGTCTGTGGCTCCGGCCTGAACAGTGAGCGAAGCCCGGCGCGGACAAAATGCCGCAGCCTGTTAACCTGACTGTTCGATATATTCACTCAGCAACCCCGGTATCAGTTCATCCAGCGCGGCTGCTTTGTTCATGGCTTTGATGATATCCCGTTTCAGGAAATCAACATGTCGGTTTTCCAGTTCCGGAAAACGCCGCTGCACCGACAGGGGGATCCCGTCGAGAATACTGGCAATTTCACCTGCGATCCGCGACAACACGAAAGTACAGAATGCGGTTTCCACCACTTCAGCGGAGTCTCTGGCATTCTTCAGTTCCTGTGCGTCGGCCTGCGCACGCGTAAGTCGATGGCGTTCGTACTCAATAGTCCCTGGCTGGAGATCTGCCTCGCTGGCCTGCCGCAGTTCTTCAACCTCCCGGCGCAGCTTTTCGTTCTCAATTTCAGCATCCCTTTCGGCATACCATTTTATGACGGCGGCAGAGTCATAAAGCACCTCATTACCCTTGCCACCGCCTCGCAGAACGGGCATTCCCTGTTCCTGCCAGTTCTGAATGGTACGGATACTCGCACCGAAAATGTCAGCCAGCTGCTTTTTGTTGACTTCCATTGTTCATTCCACGGACAAAAACAGAGAAAGGAAACGACAGAGGCCAAAAAGCTCGCTTTCAGCACCTGTCGCTTCCTTTCTTTTCAGAGGGTATTTTAAATAAAAACATTAAGTTATGACGAAGAAGAACGGAAACGCCTTAAACCGGAAAATTTTCATAAATAGCGAAAACCCGCGAGGTCGCCGCCCCGTAACCTGTCGGATCGCCGGAAAGGACCCGCAAAATGATAATAATTATCATCTGCATGTCACAACGTGCATCTACGCCATCAAACCACGTCAAATAATCAATTATGACGCAGGTATCATATTAATTGATCTGCATCAACTTAACGTAAAAACAACTTCAGACAATACAAATCAGCGACACTAAATACGGGACAACCTCATGTCAACGAAGAACAGAACCCGCAGAACAACAATCCGCAACATCCGCTTTCCTAACCAAATGATTGAACAAATTAACATCGCTCTTGATCAAAAAGGGTCCGGGAATTTCTCAGCCTGGGTCATTGAAGCCTGCCGCCGGAGACTGTGCTCAGAAAAAAGAGTTTCTCCTGAAGCAAACAAAGAAAAGAGTGACATTACTGAATTGCTCAGAAAACAGATCAGACCAGATTGAAGCAATTTAGATAATCGTGCAGACTACGCCCCTCATATCACATGGAAGGTACTACAATGGCTCAGGTTGCCATTTTTAAACAAATATTCGATAAAGTGCGAAATAATTTAAACTATCACTGGTTTTATTCTGAACTAAAACGTCACAATGTCTCACATTACATTTACTATTTAGCTACAGAGAATATTCATCTTGTTCTTGAAAACGATAATACGGTTTTAATAAAAGGACAGGGTAAGGTTGTAAATGTAAGATTTTCAAAAAATAAATGCCTTATAGAAGCCACCTTAAAAGGATTCAAATCAGGAGAGTTATCATTTTACGAATACAGGAAAAATCTTGCTACAGCAGGGGTTTTCAGATGGATTACAAATATCCACGAAAACAAAAGGTATTACTATACCTTTGATAATTCATTACTCTTTACTGAGAACATTCAGAACACTACACAAATATTTCCGCACTAAATCATAACGTCCGGTTTCTTCCGTGCCAGAACCGGACTCGCTGGCATGATGAAATATGTGTACCCGGTAACCCCGGTGTGCATCGTTTTTGATTATTCCCACACACTCGCGCAGAAGGAGTTCCCCGTCGGGCTACGGTCTCTGTTAATACGGGAATACGGCGACGATACAGCGCATGATGTGTCAGGCTTGAATGCCTTTATCCGTTAAAAGGGATATCAGTTAAGTTATCCCGTGCAGGGTATAAGCCATTATCAAGCCCACCCGTAGATGGGCTTTGTAATGGATAGCCGTTGCTCAGTTCTAGTAATGCTTTGATTTTTTCGATAACGCAGTTTTGCGTTTGCCATCAGCACGCGATATCGAGAGTCAACTGCAGTTGCTCGCGCCAGTACTCAACATTTGCTTCAATAACCGGCTTATCCCATCGCCAGCGAGCCATCTCTCTTGCCCCATTGCTGGCTTTTGATTTCCGGTCATCGCGAATGCGACATGCTTGCTCATATTTCTGCTGCTCAGTCAGTTCACCGCGAAGCAGACTATCAATGTGCAGGTCGCACCACACAGCAAAACGAGCATCACACCAACGGGCAAATGCAACTGAAAGTTTTGGATGTAGCCACGTACCACCACCCCTGTCCTTTCGTGCCTTGCTGGTTTTTACATACCTCGATTGTGAGGGATGTAAAATTTGAGATTCTTTCCCAGTCAACGCTTCGTCTAAAGCACGAACGTATTCAAGCGTTTCTGCCAAACGCATCCAGTTATCAATGCGTTTCCCAAATCTCTCAGCAACACCTGTGACGTTGATCCAACCATCAGTGTTGAAACTGACAATTTCACCTTTGTAATTAAGTGGCACGATATTCATAACGTTTACCTACCATTTGAAATGAACCTTTGCCGCACAGGAAACCAGCCCACCGAGGCTCGCCAGCACTAACTGGTATCCTCAAAGGCCCATTCCAAAGGGGCAGGTTCGGTGTAAAAAAAACATGCGTTGCGGTACGCATTTATTGCAAAAAAGCCCCGCATCGCGAGGCTCATTAAATGGACTTTGTGATTTGCAAAAAAATTATTTCAGACATTGCGTCCTGATGTACTCCTGCAGGTAGTTAACCTGCGCGGTTATCCTGTCGATTCCACTTCGGAGACGGTAATAATTGAGTTCAGCATCTGCTGTAAGTCTTGGGCTTTCTCCATCGCCCATGCTGCTGGCTCCGGTCTTTGACTTTGCACAGGAGGCGGCGACTTGCAGCCGCTTACGCCCAGCAGAAACATCATCACGGAGACTTTCGATAGTCGCGTTAGCATCAGCAAGCTCCTTTGTATATCTGGCATCGAGTTCTGCTACGTCACGTTGACGCTTCTGCATGTCAGCGATGATGGATGTGGCTTTGTCGCGCTGTTCTTTGTAGGTCATGGCGTTATCACGGTAATGATTAACAGCCCATGACAGGCAGACGATGATGCAGATAACCAGAGCGGAGATAATCGCGGTTACTCTGTTCATTGCTGACCCCACAAACAGATTTCACGCTCAATCTCACGACGAGTCATGAGACCTTTCCATTGCTTACCGCCAGCATATGTCCAGCGACGTAGCTGATCACATGCGCCTTTGATATCGCCCTGGTTTATTTTGCGAAGAAGCGTCGATGTTCTGAAATTGCCAGCACCCACGTTGTAAACGAATGAGTAAAGAGCGCCGCGCATTGTTTCCGGTATATCGACTTTGATGTACGGGTTAATTTGTCTGGCGACCGTGGCAAGGTCTTTATTCAGGAGGGCTTTGCATTCTGCTTTGGTATACGTTTTACCGAGCATGATGTCTTTTCCTGTATGCCCGTGACATACAGTCCATACACCAACAATATCTTTGTATGGTATGTAGCTGACACCTTCCAGACCATCGTTACCACTTGGGCCAGTAATTAACACTGATGCTATAGCAATTGCTCCGCCACCAATAGCAGCAGCAACGGCTTTTCGTAATGATGGAGGCATTATTCACCTCTCGCAGCCTTGCGCTTATCTTCTTTAATCTTGAAATAAAGGTTTGTCAGGTACGTCAGCAGGCCAAATACCAGGCTACCCAGCACACCTATTGCTGCCCACTGTGAGGGCGTGACTTTATCGAGCAGCTGTAAAAACCAGTAACCGGCACTACCTGCTGAGGTGCCATAGGCGACACCCGTTGTTAACTTATCCATGGATTTCATAACCCCACCTCGCAGACAAAGCGGGTGTAAATTGAGGGAATACAACGTATCGCAAAAAAGCAGAAACGTAACAGACTCGGAGTCAGTGAATAACTCAGGTATTGAGTTATCAGCTAATATCGAGACTCAAAAAATGGAAAAACCAGCTCGACGGCGGGTTTAAGCTGTGTGACGAAGTAACCACTCTTAACAGCATAACCAATTTTTTACGTACGTAAACCACTGAATGATATTTATGAGAATGCTACCGAGTGTTCAAAACTCCACCACAAATACATAAGAAAACCTCAACAAATAACCAATAAATAATTTCAGACGTTATTTTTAGTTGATTTAAATTAAACTGCCGAATTATAGAACCCCCATAAATAACAGCCATTAATATAAATTAGCTAATAGGTTTATTTTTGTTCAAATAAGAGCCATAAATAGGTTTCGATAGAAAAAGTTCAGATAAAAATAGAGATCTACTTCACAAATTAAATGAGAAACTAAAACTTACATCTTGAAATAATCACATTGATTAGATGAATATTTATCGCGCAGTGACATCATTTTTTAATAATAGTTCAAAAAAAAGGGCTCACGATGAAAAAATTAACAGTGGCAATTTCTGCTGTAGCTGCATCAGTACTGATGGCGATGTCTGCTCAGGCAGCTGAAATTTATAATAAAGACAGTAACAAGCTGGATCTGTACGGGAAAGTTAATGCTAAGCACTACTTCTCCTCTAATGATGCAGATGATGGTGATACTACTTATGCCCGTCTTGGCTTCAAAGGTGAAACCCAAATCAACGATCAACTGACTGGTTTCGGTCAGTGGGAATATGAATTCAAAGGCAACCGCGCTGAATCTCAAGGTTCCTCCAAAGACAAAACCCGTCTTGCATTTGCAGGCCTGAAATTCGGTGACTACGGCTCAATCGATTACGGCCGTAACTACGGTGTAGCATACGACATCGGTGCGTGGACTGACGTTCTGCCAGAATTCGGTGGCGATACCTGGACCCAAACAGATGTATTCATGACTGGTCGCACCACAGGTGTTGCAACTTATCGTAACAACGACTTCTTTGGTCTGGTTGATGGCCTGAACTTTGCAGCTCAGTATCAGGGCAAAAATGACCGAAATGAAGTAACTGAAGCTAATGGCGATGGTTTCGGTTTCTCAACTACTTATGAGTATGAAGGATTCGGCGTGGGTGCAACCTATGCTAAATCTGATCGCACTAATAATCAGGTTATCTACGGTAACAACGGTCTGAATGCTTCTGGTCAAAATGCTGAAGTATGGGCAGCTGGTCTGAAATATGATGCGAACAACATCTATCTGGCCACCACCTATTCTGAAACCCAGAACATGACTGTTTTTGGTAATAACCATATTGCCAACAAAGCACAAAACTTCGAAGCTGTTGCACAATATCAGTTCGACTTCGGCCTGCGTCCATCCGTTGCTTACCTGCATTCTAAAGGAAAAGACTTGGGTGTTTGGGGTGATCAGGACCTGGTTGAATATGTTGATGTAGGTGCAACCTATTACTTCAACAAAAATATGTCCACTTTTGTTGACTACAAAATCAACCTGATTGATAAGAGCGATTTCACGAAAGCATCTGGCGTTGCTACCGATGATATCGTTGCTGTAGGTATGGTTTACCAGTTCTAATTTGATTACTAAAAGATATGTTGTGGGAGGCTTTGCCTCCCCAACATATAAGTGGCTCCCTCAAGCCACTTCCTTTAGAAGCACAACCTTGCTTCTAACTATACAAACCTTCTGTTATATATTACCCTTTATTTTTGGGGGCGTTTCAACGCCCCATTTTTAATAACTTTTAGTAAATAATTGGCGTATTAATTAGAGTTATTAACAACGATATCCATCTCTAACCGGATATCTAATGCCATTAACATCCCTTCAATTATGCCCTCAGCCTTCTGTAACCTTTTCCCGATATAACCATCAGAGCAGCAATGCTTACCTGCCAGTGACATGAATGTCATACCGACTACATAATAATCTACTAATAAATCGTGCAAATCGCTGTTGTTCTTTTTCAGACGGGCCATGCACCCGCAAATGATCATCGCGTCATCGTCACAACATTGCGGGCGAGATTTTACTTTTGAAGTAATTAATCCCTTAAAACCGGCGGCAATGGACGACCAGGTCACATCTTCATGATTATTAGCCGCCCACGCTCCCCAACGCTCAAGAACCATCTGAATATCACGCATCAACTTACTCCACAAAAATCAGACCAGAACGCCAATTACAAGCAAAAATCAACAAAACAGTATTAGTTGATTGTTATCTCTGACTTCATACTCCTGCTCCTGTCAGTGTTTTGGCGTAATTCTTCAGTATTCGGTAATCGGTCAAAACAGAACCGGGGAAACGATATAAGCGCAGGCGCACCCAGCGGCGGCGAAGACGCTCTGCCATATAAGACTCAAACATCATTCATCTCCCAGTTCGGTGATGGTCAGTTCCAGCCTCCCACCTTTGGTAACAGGCATCTTCACAACGCGGTAATCAACGACCTGAGCATCATCCAGCCAGAAACCTGCTTTAGTGAGTGCGTCAAAAGCGGCTTTTTGCAGATTATCCAGGTCACGGCGACGGCGATCCGGCATGTGGCACTCAATACGGATTTTCACTGGCATAGCCAGGCCGACATCCAGCATTGCGTTTTTAATGATTCGGGTGACGTTATCGCGGTATGCCTGCCCTTCTGCGCTGATGTGCGTGCGCCCGCGATTATGCCGGTAGTAGCGGTTATTGCTCGGAGGCCAGGGTAATGTGATGCTGTAGGTATTCACGCCTTAATAACCCCCTCTTTCAGCCAGATAACCTGTGTTCTCGCCATACCTTCCAGCGCGCATTCTTTTGCATATGCAGCATCGACTTGCTTGGCATGCCCTTTACCGGCAATCTTCTGTATGCGCTAAACCTAGATAGAATCCACTCTGTGCACATTGAAGCCCGCTCTATGCTTCCTTTCAGGTATTGAAGGGATTGAGATGGGCTAAGCATTATTGGCCTCCTGCATCAGGAGAAAGACAATCATGGCGGCGCGGAGAGGTCTGGTATCAAATATTGGGCTTACGCCTTTTGCATCCACACACCATTCAGTTAACTGGTCTAAGATAGAAATCCTGTATTTCTCAATAATCGGCCATGAAGCGCTCGGATCATTGCAGTAGTCAGGCAAATGATTTAATGGCTCAAAAGTTGTATCAGCATTTCCGTAATACCATTTGTTGGTGTTATTCCCTGATGTTTCCGGTTTACTTGCCCAAAGGCCTTTAAAAATTATGTCTCCTACCATTCTGTTAATTTCAAAATCACTTAACTGTGAATAATCCATTGTCATTTCCTCGCACGATATCTTAGCCACCGGATATCCCACAGGTGAGCTGTGTAATTGAAGGTTTTTACGTCAGATTCTTTTGGGATTGGCTTGCGTTTATTTCTGGAGCGTTTCGTTGGAAGGTATTTGCAGTTTTCGCAGATGATGTCGGTGAAACTTCGTCGCTGTCGCCTCATGCCGCCCTCCTGACGCCCTGCCCGATCGCCATCAATGCCGCTTTGGATACGGTAGTAAACATCCGTCGAGGACTGATGAACGGTCGCCAAATCAGCAGCATGGAGCCTTTGCTGTTTCCCTTCTTCTCCAGCCCTGTCGATGGTTCGATAAAATTAATCCGTCCATCAGTGATAATGCGAACTTCGTCGACACTCTCCAGAGCCTTGCTGAACCATCCGACTGACATATCCTCTGGCACAAGCATAACTACCGTCTGTCGCTGTTGTATGCACTGCTCAGCGGCTTTTTCCACCCACGGCCTGATATTGCTGTACGGTGGGTTATTCCAGATTGCACCGTGGCTTACCCACTCAGAATTGAGCGCGTCGTCGGCCTCAGTTAGCCAGTGAGCACACAGAGCATTTTTGTCGCTCGCTGCCGAATCCAGCCAGAATCCAAACTCAATATCCAGTGCATCAAAAAGCCAAAGCGGCGTTTGCCAGCAGTCCTTGTCGTGTGCTGGCGTATTTGATTTGATAGTCATGCAGCCCGATCTCCCCATCTCGCTTTCCACTCCAGAGCCAGTCTCGCTTCGTCTGACCACTTAACGCCACGCTCTGTACCGAATGCCTGTATAAGCTCTAATAGCTCCGCAAATTCGCCTACACGCATCCTGCTGGTTGACTGGCCTATTACCACAAAGCCATTCCCGGCAAGGTTAGGAACAACATCCTGCTGCTTTAATGCTGCGGTAAACACACACTTCCAGCTTTCTGCATCCAGCCAGCGACCATGCCATTCAACCTGACGAGAGACGTCACCTAAGCAGGCCCATAGCTTCCTGTTTTGGTCTAAGCTGCGGTTGCGTTCCTGAATGGTTACTACGATTGGTTTGGTTGGGTCTGGAAGGATTTGCTGTACTGCGTGAATAGCGTTTTGCTGATGTGCTGGAGATCGAATTTCAAAGGTTAGTTTTTTCATGACTTCCCTCTCCCCCAAATAAAAAGGCCTGCGATTACCAGCAGGCCTGTTATTAGCTCAGTAATGTAGATGGTCATCTTTTAACTCCATATACCGCCAATACCCGTTTCATCGCGGCACTCTGGCGACACTCCTTAAAAATCAGGTTCGTGCTCATCTTTCCTTCCCGTTCTTCCCTAGTAGCAAACCGGTAATACACCGTTCGCCAGACCTTACCTTCGATAACCAGAAGACCTGCCCGTGCCATTTTAGCCGCGGCCTGATTTATGCTGGTTACTGTTGCGCCTGTTAGCGCGGCAACGTCCGGCGCACAGAAGCTATTATGCGTCCCCAGGTAATGAATAATTGCCTCTTTGCCCGTCATACACTTGCTCCTTTCAGTCCGAACTTAGCTTTAATTTCTGCGATCTTCGCCAGAGCCTGTGCACGATTTAGAGGTCTACCGCCCATAACAGGAAGTTGTTTTACTGGTTCAGGTATCGTCTCACCACGGTTAATTCGCGCTGTCATACAGGTCAGTTCATCGGCAGCCTTGCGCCGTAATTCCGCATCAGTAAGCGCATTGGCCCGCATGTTCTGATACAGGTTGGTAACCAGCCAGTAGTGCGCGTTTGATTTCCACGGATAAGACTCCGCATCCGGATACAGGCCTCGCTTCCGGCAATACTCGTAAACCATATCAACCAGCTCGCTGACGTTTGGCAGTCCGGCGATAACGGATGCTTCTTCCCGGCACCATGCAACAAACTGCCCGGGTGATGGCAGAAATGGTCGATTCTGCCGACGGGCTACGCGCATTCCTGCGTTAACCTGTTCCATCGTGGTGATCCCGTTTTCCCGAAAAGCCAGAACCCACTGGCGACGGATTTCGTTCACTTCGTTCTGGTCACGGTTAGCCAGGCTCGCCGGGAAAGTTGCCAGTAACTGGCTGAACACACCGTTGATGATCTGCGCTACCTGCTGTACCTGCGGCTTTTCGTCGTACTGTTCCGGCATGTTGTTGGCGATCCGACGCATCTGCTCACGGTCAAAGTTAACCATCTGTGCGGCGATGTTTTTCATAGATCCACCCCGTAAATCCAGTCAGTGTTTGTCAGGTCGAGTTTTGGTTTTCCGGCTGTCACGCCAGCCTGTTGCTTGTTACGGTTGATTTCGAGCTGGGTCCACTTGTCGCGGAGTTTGGCCGGACTCAGCACGTTACCGGACCAGAAGTTGTCCTGGCAGGCCCAGCGGAAAAGCACACACATATCGCGGTGGTTACGTCCGTCACGTTCACGCATCAGGCGGATATCGTTAGCCCACCCAGCAAAATTCGGTTTTCTGGCTGATGGCGCGATGGTCTTCACCATGTCAAACATCCACTCTGCGGCGGTCAGGTCTTCTGCTGTTCCCCACTTACTGCCGCTCTGAATTGCAGCATCCGGTTTAACCACAGAAAGATCGTTTTCTGGCTGGTCAGAGGATTCGCCAGAATTCTCGGACGAATAATCTTTTCTTTTTTCTTTTGTAATAGTGTCTTTTGTGTCCCCCTGTTTTGAGGGATAGCAATCCCCCAATTTGAGGGATGTTTTATCCCTCGTTTTAGGGGATTTTCCCTCGTTTTGAGGGATACACCATTCTGAGATGTTTTTATTTGGTCCAAACATGCCGCCTTGCTGCTTGATAATATTCATTCTGACGAGTTCTAACTTGGCTTCATTGCACCGTTTGACAGGTAACTTTGTAATCTCGCTAAGTTGAGAATCGGTGATTCTGTCCATTGGTTTATTCCACCCATAGGTTTTACGCAGAATGGCAAGCAGCACTTTAAACTGTCGCTTGGTCAGATCTGCGCCTGAATAAGCCTCAAGCAGCATATTTGATAGTCTGGCGTAACCATCATCGAGATCTGCCACATTACGCTCCTGTTTGGCAAAGTTACCTCTGCAGAAGTTGAGTATTTTGGCTGTATTTGTCATAATGCCCCCTGTAGATTGATCCAGTAATTCCCTCAGAATTGCATATCAATTTGCTTAAAATCCTCGGTGGCGGCCGGGGATTTTTTCTTTGTGATTTCAGCAAGCGCATACTTAAAAGCCCTGCTAATCGGACTGATGTCTGATGCCATTCCGAAAGCACACAAGACCGAAGCAATAAATCTCCAGTCCGTTCTGCTTATCTTCGATTCATGACAGCCAATCATCTTTGCCAGACCGCGCTGGGTAAGCGTTGATAGGTTGATGAGTAAATCTGTTTCTGCGCGATCAACGTCACGCTGTGATAGTTTGCTGTAACTTGTTCGTTCCATTTCTTAAGATTTCCAATAGTGAATAGTTAGTTGAAAGGTATGCGTGGAAACGCATATGGCCTTAGTTGGTCAGATATCTTGGGACTCGCTTTTCAGCGACGTAGGACGAATGTCCGTTATTACAAAGAGCGGCTCCGCTTATTAAGCAGCTTTGTGCTCCGGCGGGAACACATCATCAAGACTTACTTTTGCGCCTAACTTGTTTAGACACGCAACAAGAGCACGGCATGTTTTAAGGTCTGGGAAGCGACGACCAGATTCCCAATGTCCGATAGCTCCCTGTGTGCATCCAACTGCCTTAGCAAGTGTTGTTTGAGAGATATTCAGTGACTCTCGATATTTTCGTAGGTTGCTCATATGCCCTCCATAGTAACCACAAATAAAAAATACAATATGTACTCATTAAACACAAGCAAAAAATACACATTGTGCATGGATGGTTCCAGTACAGAGCGTAATAATAAGGACATGAAAATGAAATGGTATGAACTGGCTAGATCCAGAATGAAAGAGCTCGGCATAACTCAAGAGAAGTTAGCCGAAGAGCTAGGTATGACGCAGGGTGGAATTGGACACTGGTTGCGCGGATCTCGTCATCCATCTCTTAGTGATATTGGTGTGGTGTTTAAATACCTTGGTATTGATAACATATCATTCAACCACGACGGGACATTTTCACCTGTTGGCGAATACTCATCGGCCCCAGTTAAAAAACAATATGAGTACCCTGTTTTTTCTCATGTTCAGGCTGGGATGTTCTCTCCAGAACTCAGAACCTTTACCAAAGGCGATGCGGAGAGATTGGTAAGCACAACCAAAAAAGCCAGTGACTCTGCATTCTGGCTTGAGGTTGAAGGTAACTCAATGACCGCACCAACAGGTTCCAAACCTAGTTTTCCTGACGGGATGTTAATTCTGGTTGACCCAGAGCAAGCTGTTGAGCCCGGCGATTTCTGCATAGCCAGACTTGGTGGTGATGAGTTTACCTTCAAGAAACTGATCAGGGATAGCGGTCAGGTGTTTCTACAGCCACTAAACCCACAATACCCAATGATCCCATGCAATGAGAGTTGTTCCGTTGTGGGGAAAGTTATCGCTAGTCAGTGGCCTGAAGAGACGTTTGGGTAGAGGCGAAGCAGCAATTGGTTTGATTTGGTATTGCTATTTTTTCTCTAAAGTTGTTGAGCATTTTTCCGTTAGATAAAAATAGACGCAAATTTACATGATTTTTTTGTGCTGTATTGCTTGCTGAAAGCTAGGTTTTGCGTAAACTTCAATTACTCAAATTAGAGTAAACAACATATAGGACACCCCACATGAAAAAATCTGCAAAGCACTTTTTCAGCGCTATGGGCTCTATCCTTGACCTTTGCCCAGCAGGTAGCTACAGCGAGTATCATTCAAATGCTACAGACATCGACCTTATCAACTCAGATTGGGTTAAGGTAGGTAGTTACGTTAGAGACGCTGTAACTGATAATGAGCAGAAAAAAATCCCAAAGAAAGCTTCAAACCGCCGCCCCGAGAAATCTTGTTAACCAACCAACTCCGTTAGGGCGAGTTCAAGACGGTAAAACCGAACTGCTTATAAATGAGGTCGCAAAGAACCCTCAAGTTCTTGAGCGCCTCATGGACAGGCCAGATCTAGCTGGCATCATGATGCAGGTGACTCACACTAGATCAGGGCCACTCCCAGACGCTGACGAATTAGCTAAGTACGAAAGAATATCTCCAGGATTCGCTCGCGAAATAATGGACATGGCTAAGGCTGAGCAAAAACACAGACACGAGTATTACAAAGCAGGACAGAGGGGAGCAATTTGGCGAGATCGACTCGGACAGATCTTTGCGATGACTTCTGTCTTTGTTTTCGCAGGAATTGCTTACAAGATGATTCAGCACGAGGCTTATGGCTGGGCTACCGGGCTTCTTGGTGCTGAGTTAGTTGCTTTAACTAGCGTGTTTATAATTGGAAGAAGAGACAAACCGAATCCAAAGCAAACTAAAAAATGAGACAACCCGGCTTCCGCGCCGGGTTTTCTTTGCCTAACGCCCCCAAAAAAACACATAACCAATTGTATTTATTTTAAAATTAATAGATACAACTCACTAAACAACGCAATTCTGATCTCTCCCTACATCGCCGAGGCAATACACCCACGCTAAAAAACAACACTATTAAATACAAAGCGTTGTAAAAAACCACCCCTCAATAGAACAAATCGTATTGACCAGATAAAGTACATATCGTACTATTTAATCATCAGCAGGACGCTGGAAGCCAAATGGAACAGACTGGCAGGCTCTTTAAACAACGTCGAACACTCGACTACGTGGCTGAAAAGCCAGACCACCCAACCACATAAGCTGTGGGATGCAATGCCGAAGCAACCGGCTCAGGAGGAGCTTCGAGATTGCATCGCCAAAGTTTATTCGGGAGGAATCTATGTCCAGAAAAACAGAATTTAAAGGCACCGCAGCTTCTCGCCGTAGAGCTCGTCGTGCAAACCTGCAAAGTCAGGAGGCGATCAGCTCTGACAAACTACACAGGCCAACCCCTTCACGAGTGGTCTTACAATGCAAACGCAAACCAGTAATGAGAGCAGAAGTAATAACACTGACAACGTTGACCAGAAAATATGAAGGCTCAACTTGTCTTCCAAATGTAGCCATTTACGCGGCAGGCTACAGGAAATCCAAACAGCTGACAGCAAGATGACTTGTGTTGGTCGCCAGAAAATGAAATTAGGCAGCAAACCACTTATTTGAGGTGAGATATGGAAGAAGAATTTGAAGAGTTCGAAGAGCATCCTCAGGATGTGATGGAACAATACCAGGACTATCCGTATGACTGCGACTATTGATAAGAATCAATGGTGTGGGCAATACGAACGACGGCAATGATTGTCAGAGAACTTGGTAAACAGAACAACAAAGCTGCCTGATAGTGGCCTTTATTTTTGGCATAAATAACAGAATAAACACTGCACTGTGTATTCATTCCAACGAGTGAATACACGGAGCAATGTCGCTCGTAACTAAACAGGAGCCGACTTGTTCTGATTATTGGAAATCTTCTTTGCCCTCCAGTGTGAGGGCGATTTTTTATCTGTGAGGATATGAATAGATGTCAAACATCAAAAAATACATCATTAATTACGACTGGAAAGCATCAATAGAAATTGAAATCGACCATGACGTAATGACAGAGGAAAAACTTCACCAGATTAATAATTTCTGGTCAGACTCTGAATACCGACTCAATAAACACGGCTCTGTATTAAATGCTGTATTAATCATGCTGGCGCAACATGCTCTGCTTATAGCAATTTCAAGCGACTTAAATGCATATGGTGTTGTGTGTGAGTTCGACTGGAATGATGGAAATGGTCAGGAAGGATGGCCTCCAATGGATGGTAGCGAAGGAATAAGAATTACCGATATCGATACATCAGGAATATTTGATCCAGATGATATGACTATCAAAGCCGCCTGAGCGCGGCGTTACCGCATACCAATTACGCTTCACTCGAGGCGTTTTTCGTTATGTATAAATAAGGAGCACACCATGCAATATGCCATTGCAGGGTGGCCTGTTGCTGGCTGCCCTTCCGAATCTTTACTTGAACGAATCACCCGTAAATTACGTGACGGATGGAAACGCCTTATCGACATACTTAATCAGCCAGGAGTCCCGAAAAATGGATCAAACAATTATGGCTATCCAGACTAAATTCACTATCGCCACTTTTATTGGCGATGAAAAGATGTTTCGTGAGGCCGTCGACGCTTATAAAAAATGGATATTAATACAGAAACTGAGATCAAGCAAAAGCATTCACTAACCCCCTTTCCTGTTTTCCTAATCAGCCTGGCATTTCGCGGGCGATATTTTCACAGCCATTTTCAGGAGTTCAGCCATGAACGCTTATTACATTCAGGATCGTCTTGAGGCTCAGAGCTGGGCGCGTCACTACCAGCAGATCGCCCGTGAAGAGAAAGAGGCAGAACTGGCAGACGACATGGAAAAAGGCCTGCCCCAGCACCTGTTTGAATCGCTATGCATCGATCATTTGCAACGCCACGGGGCCAGCAAAAAAGCCATTACCCGTGCGTTTGATGACGATGTTGAGTTTCAGGAGCGCATAGCAGAACACATCCGGTACATGGTTGAAACCATTGCTCACCACCAGGTTGATATTGATTCAGAGGTATAAAACGGATGAGTACAGCACTCGCAACGCTGGCTGGGAAGCTGGCTGAACGTGTCGGCATGGATTCTGTCGACCCACAGGAACTGATCACCACTCTTCGCCAGACGGCATTTAAAGGTGATGCCAGCGATGCGCAGTTCATCGCATTACTGATCGTTGCCAACCAGTACGGCCTTAATCCGTGGACGAAAGAAATTTACGCCTTTCCTGATAAGCAGAATGGCATCGTTCCGGTGGTGGGCGTTGATGGCTGGTCCCGCATCATCAATGAAAACCAGCAGTTTGATGGCATGGACTTTGAGCAGGACAATGAATCCTGTACATGCCGGATTTACCGCAAGGACCGTAATCATCCGATCTGCGTTACCGAGTGGATGGATGAATGCCGCCGCGAACCATTCAAAACCCGCGAAGGCAGAGAAATCACCGGACCGTGGCAGTCGCATCCCAAACGGATGTTACGGCATAAAGCCATGATTCAGTGTGCCCGTCTGGCCTTCGGATTTGCTGGTATCTATGACAAGGATGAAGCCGAGCGCATTGTCGAAAATACTGCATACACTGCAGAACGTCAGCCGGAACGCGACATCACTCCGGTTAACGATGAAACCATGCAGGAGATTAACACTCTGCTGATCGCCCTGGATAAAACATGGGATGACGACTTATTGCTGCTCTGTTCCCAGATATTTCGCCGCGACATTCGCGCATCGTCAGAACTGACACAGGCCGAAGCAGTGAAAGCTCTTGGATTCCTGAAACAGAAAGCCACTGAGCAGAAGGTGGCAGCATGACACCGGACATTATCCTGCAGCGTACCGGGATCGACGTGAGAGCTGTCGAACAGGGGGATGATGCATGGCACAAATTACGGCTCGGCGTCATCACCGCTTCAGAAGTTCACAACGTGATAGCAAAGCCCCGATCAGGAAAGAAGTGGCCTGACATGAAAATGTCCTACTTCCACACCCTGCTAGCTGAGGTTTGCACCGGTGTGGCTCCGGAAGTTAACGCTAAAGCGCTGGCCTGGGGAAAACAGTACGAGAACGACGCCAGAACCCTGTTTGAGTTCACTTCCGGCGTAAATGTTATTGAATCCCCGATCATCTATCGCGACGAAAGTATGCGCACCGCCTGCTCTCCCGATGGTTTATGCAGTGACGGCAATGGCCTTGAGCTGAAATGCCCGTTTACCTCCCGGGATTTCATGAAATTCCGGCTCGGTGGTTTCGAGGCCATAAAGTCGGCTTACATGGCCCAGGTGCAGTACAGCATGTGGGTGACGCGAAAAGATGCCTGGTACTTTGCCAACTATGACCCGCGTATGAAGCGTGAAGGCCTGCATTATGTCGTGATTGAGCGGAATGAAAAGTATATAGCGAGTTTTGACGAGATGGTGCCGGAGTTCATCGAAAAAATGGACGAGGCACTGGCTGAAATTGGTTTTGTATTTGGGGAGCAATGGCGATGAAACATCCTCACGATAATATCCGCGTAGGCACGATCACTTTCGTCTACTCCGTTACAAAGCGAGGCTGGGTATTTACCGGCCTTTCTGTTATCCGAAATCCCCTGAAAGCACAGCGGCTGGCTGAGGAGATAAATAATAAACGGGGAGCTGTATGCACAAAGCATCTCCCGTTGAGTTAAGAACGAGTATCGAGATGGCACATAGCCTCGCTCAAATTGGAGTCAGGTTTGTGCCAATACCAGTAGAAACAGACGAAGAATTTCATACGTTAGCCGCATCCCTTTCACAAAAGCTGGAAATGATGGTGGCGAAAGCAGAAGCAGATGAGAGAGACCAGGTATGACAACCACGGAATGCATTTTTCTGGCAGCGGGCTTCATATTCTGTGTGCTTATGCTTGCCGACATGGGACTTGTTCAATGACACCTCAGCAGGAAAACGCCCTTCGCAGCATTGCCCGTCAGGCTAATTCTGAAATCAAAAAAGCCAGACAGCAGTTTCCGGATAAAAACGTCGATGACATTTGCCGTAGCGTACTGAAGAAGCACCGCGAAACGGTAACGCTGATGGGATTCACACCGACTCATTTAAGCCTGGCAATCGGCATGTTAAACGGCGTCTTTAAGGAACGATGAACATGAAAAGCAAAATCATCAGGGAGCTACAGGCTCCTTTTTTATTATTCGCATTCACCCTCAAGCGTATTAACCAACAATTCAGGGATTAATGGAAGATGGCAGACATCATTGATTCAGCATCAGAAATTGAAGAATTACAGCGCAACACAGCAATAAAAATGCGCCGCCTGAACCACCAGGCTATATCTGCCACTCATTGTTGTGAGTGTGGCGATCCGATAGATGAACGAAGACGCCTGGTCGTTCAGGGTTGTCGGACTTGTGCAAGTTGCCAGGAGGATCTGGAGCTTATCAGTAAACAGAGAGGTTCGAAGTGA